TATTTTCTATAAGCTTTCTAAGCTCTTCATAGATATATAAAAATTATTTGCTTATGATTGTTTCCTTTTGTCCTCTTTTTTCAGCTTTTTAGTATTCATCAATTAAATCAGATATTAAATTTTCTAGTTCTTTTTCTTTGTTATATGAAAGTTCATAGGATCCATTCAGCCAATTATAGAAAGAATGTACGCTAATCTATATTACTTCGCTCATTGCTTTAAAGCTCCATTCATCGTTAAGAGCTTTAGCAATTTTTACTTGCTATCTTAATTTATCTTGTCTTTTTATCATTTTTTGTTTTCTCCTTCTTTACGGCGTTTTCCGGATATTTTGCATATACTTCTTAATGTTAGGCAGTACAAAAATAGCCCCTGTATAGCTTTAAATTATTTTTGGCTATACAGGGGCTAAATATCTCCATGGAAAAGGCAGCGGCCTATAAAATAATTACCATGTGCCTATAGGGGGTATATTTCAGGAAAATTATTTTTTTTGTTTCTCTTTTTCTTTTTCTGTGGCCTTTTCTCCCACCAAATCAAGACTTGTTTTAACATTAACTTTTTCTTGTTGTGCTCTTTCTTGCTCTTCCATGTAAAGGAAATAGCCAATATTCTGCATATCCATTTTTTCTCTCATAAATATTTTAATAAAAATTTTTTATAAAATCCAATTTTGCCATTCTATCTATAGCCGGTCTATAAAAGCTGGAATGGATCCATGCAAATTTCTAATAGTTTGAGGATAATAACAGGAGTTATTACACTCCTGCTATTTCCTCTCTAAGTTCTCTTTTGTACTTGTAATAGCTATTCCTGCTTATTCCTGCAAGCTTTATTACATCTGCATCTTCTAAGCTTCCATCAAAATCCTGACTATATTTTTTAATCGTTTCTTTTGCTGCTATACTTTTCTTTGTTGTCAGCTTTGTTCCTTTTGGCTGGCCTACCTGTTTTCCGTTAAGTTTAGCTGTAATAAGTCCTTCTGCTGTACGCTGGTGTAAATCATCGACTTCTTTCTGTGCCTGTTCAAATACTATTTTGATTTGTTCTTTAGCAAGCTCTATTGTATATCGGTTAAGAGCTTCTATAATTCCCTGAATGAAATTATCTGTAGCAGCATTTCCGGTATGAAGGTTTATTTCAATCTGGTTATCTAATGCTTTTTTGTATACTTCTGTATTTATGTGCGGCTCTTTCAGAAAAACCAGTGTTATATCTTTGCTAAAAAGTTCTTCATAAAGTTTTATAGCTTCTTCTGCGTTTCTGCTCATTCTGCTAGCACTATCAAAAATAACTGTATCACCGCTTTTCAGGACTTTTAAAAGCTTATCCAGCTCTTTCCTTCCCTCTATTTTAGTTCCTGTAAATGCTTCTTTTACAATGTGGGCTGAGGGATAAGCTGCCGCTATATTTCTTACTTGTCTATCTATTGATTGAGAACGCCGACTTATACGGCAATAACCATACATACACATTCTATTTATTTCCTTTCTTTTGCTCTTTAGTACCATATCTAACCTTCGTTACTTTTGGTATCTTTAATATAGCACTAACAGGCCTTTTTGTCAATAACTTTTGGTATTATTTTTAAAACGTTACTTTTGGTACTATTCTAATATTATCTTCTTCGCAATAGTGGCAGCGGTTAACTATTTAGTTTTGTTTCTCTTGCTGGAATTTTTCTTGAATGGTAACTATGATTTGATTTTCTTTGCAGTTGATAGACAGGTAATCGCCTGCGGAAAATCCTAAATCTGCAAGCCATTTACCTTGTAGAATAATACATGGATCCATTTTATTGATTCTGGAATGGTAAACTCTTAATTTTCTTTCTTTCATGCTGGCAGTTCCTTCCTACCGCTGCCATTATTGCTCTGAAAACAAAAAGGCCACTGCTTTTAAAAGGGCAGCGGCCTTTACTGTCTTTTATTTACTTCTGGAAATTCTCTTTATACCACTTTTTAGCAGCGAAGAATCCACCGCCTTTACCCTGTTGCTTTTTAATTGCTAAATACTCTTCAAGAGCTTCTTTATTATCTTTAAGAGCTTCTTTGATTGCTGCATCTGTTAAACTATCTGCTCTCTGTGCTGCTGCTTTTGCTCTTTTTATGGATTTGTGTTTAATAATGTAACCAGCTGCTACATACATTGCAATATCTTTATCATCTGCTGCTGTAGCTTTTACACTATCATCAATAATGATAATCTTTTTATCTGGTTTTACAGTATAAGCTTTTGCCATGCTTTTTACTCCTTTCAATTATATCAATCTAGTACTTTGAATTATTATATTACAGTAAAATTTTTGTTTCAATTATTTGCCGCTTTTACGTCTATTACAATCTTTACATAGCATTTGACAATTTTTTGCTATTGTTTGGCCGCCTAAATGCCATGGTGTAATATGGTCAGCTTCCATTTCTTCAAGTTTAAAATGCTGCTGACAATGTACACAAATACCCCGCTGCCTTTCATATGCTTCACGTTTCATTCTTAAATCAAAAGCTCTAATGCTAAGATTTCTTTCATCTTTGTCCAGTACATACCTATAAATGCCTGGCTTTTTTGTAACGTCACTATCAGCCATCAATTTAGCTATTTCTGTTTCAAGCTCTGTAGCATCTAAAGCAATGGATCCAAATTGATTATATAGGATACCCCATTCAACGCCACACATTTCCTTTCTGTACTTCGGGAAATAGGTTTTTACCCATGTGATAACACTATTGAAATAAAGCCATAATTCTGCTGCATTAGGGTCATGCTGGTGTTTTGCCATGTACAACTCTATTTCTGTACCTTCTTTTGCTGCAATCCATCTTAAAACAGTTTCTAAATAGTCCTGTCTTATTGGTGTTCCCTTCATGTATTTGTTTGCTATTTGATAAGCAGGGCAGGAGGGCTTACTGAAATATAGCTTGGCAGCGGTTAGCCATGTTCCGGTATAAATAGCATTTCTAAGTTCTTGATTTGTAAGTTTCTCTCCTGCAATATTGATAATCTTAAACCAATCAAGTTTTTCTTTGTTTGTACCTTCACAAATATAAATCATTAGCGGATAATCCATTATCTGCTGCTGTTCTTCTACTTCCAGATTATGAAAGTATTGATAATTTATAGAGAAATCACCATTTATATACTGGCAAATACTTATTGTACGCTGCTGGCCGTCTAAAAGCTCGTAACCACCATTATCAGATTTAACCCAATACATAACATTCAGAGGAAAGTTTTTTCTAACGGTATTTATTACTTCATCCCTTTGTTTATCCTTATAAACAAACTCTCTTTGAAAAGCAGGACGCACATTTAGCAGCCCATTATAAGCTACTACACCATTTTCTGCGCTATCTACATAGCCTTGAAATACATCTTTTACAGGTATTTCATGTAATTCAATCTTCATTCTGCTTTCTCCTTATAATTACTCTTGAATAGGGTACCTTAGGTTTTCCATCTGGTAAAAGATAATACAAATCACCTGCTGCCGAATGTCCTTTCATTTGTTTTTTATGTTCCGGTAAAATTCCTGTTACGCCTATACTCTGTCCTAAATAACCACTACCTAATCCAATTATTTCAAATTCATTAGGATTATACCTTTGTAAAAAAGTATCTGGTACACCCATATCACCATAATAATCTATTGGTATATCTTTAATATTCCCTACTTCAATAGCATCATAATTTACATACTTTGGATATTCTTCTTCATTATATTTTTTATATAAAGTTAAGTCAGTACCATTTACAAATATTGTTTCATTTCTAATTTTTGTGCTGATATTTGTAAACCAGCAAATCCCCATTACATTTACTATTTTTTCACCCTTATCGTTTACTTTATATTTTTTTACTTTCTCTTTATCAAATACATTTTCTGGCACAATCATATCCATACCACCACTTATTTTCTTATATCCTAACCATAAGATATTATTTTGAATTAGTGGAAATATTTCTTTATAATGCAGTGCATTTGAATTACCAATAATTATGAATTTTTTTTGATATTCAATTAGCTGTGCTACATACTCTCTAAATAGTGAAAAAGGTGGATTTGTGATAACAATATCTGCTTTTTTTAATATTTCAATACATTCAGTACTTCTGAAATCTCCATCATCCTCTAATGGAGTTCTTACAAAATCTGGTATTTTATACTGTCCATCTTTAAGTAAATCCTTTGCTACAATTTCTAATTTATAACTTTTATTTCCTTTTTCATAATGAGTTGATACAAGTTTTTTTATCTCAAAATTGTAAAAATTAAGTCGAAAATAACGCCAAAAATTACTTGTTTCTGGGTCATCACAATTACAAAATATTACTTTTCCCTTGAAAAATTCTTTATAATGTCTAAGCTCTTTTTCTATCTCACTTAACTGTGTGAAAAACTCATCAAATTTTGTTGACTTAGCTTTTCCTAAACTTTTATTATCTGCCATTGTAATATTACCTTCCCAATAGTCTTTGCCAGAAACTTTTTTTCTGCGGTTGTTCTGGCTTTTCTATTACTCTTTTCTCTTTATTGTCAGTATAGGCAGCGGTATTTTTTATAGCAGCTTCATTTACTACTATTGGCCGTTCTTCCTGCTGTCCTCTTTTATTATCTGCTTCTAATAACTCTGTTGTCTTATCGGCAGCGGTTATATACTGCTGTCCTCTTGTAAGCTGCATTGCTTCCGCTAACCTGTCAGATAAATCTTGTATTTGCTTATCCTTTACTGCAAGCTGTTTATCTTTCTCTTCCAGCTGCTTTTGTATTATGTCTATTAGCTTGTTCAGTGCTTCTATTTGGTCATTATCTTTATCGGGCTTTGCTTTTTCATCCTTTTCATTGGTTGAATCCGGTTGAACTGCGGCAGTTGAATTTGGTTGAAAAGGTTGTTCATCAACAGTAAAATCCGGTTTAATCTGGTTTGGATCCAGTTGATTGACAGTTGGTTTTAGTTGAATACCAGTTGAATCCGGTTGAAAAGGTTGTTCAACTCCATAAAAATCTTTCAGGGCATCGACAGAAATCATTTTTTGCCCCTTATGGATCCTTACATAAGGTTTTAACCTTTTTTCTAATTGTTTATATATCGTCTGGGGCTTTTTATTTGCCAGTTCTGCAAACTCTTTGACTGTCAGAAAGTCTTTCATTCTTGTTTACCTTCTTTCACATAATCAAAAATTGTCATCTGTCTTTGTCCCTCAATTTGCTTTTCAGCCCTATTGGCAGATATAAAACGGCTCCATGTATCACGCTGCTTTATCTGGAAGTATACCCCTATTACTTTCTTGCCCTTGGTCACTGGTTCCCACGAAACTTCTAGGTCTGTATATTGATTAATTTCTTTTACTGCTACTTCAATGACTTTTCTCCTGAAATCAGGAAATCTTGTATAGTGTTGGCAGCCTAAAGAACGCTTTAATTGCTCTAAATCAAATTCATGACGTTTTGTAAAAGCATAACTTTTTAATAACTCATAAATCCTTATGCTGTATGTTGAACGCATAGGAAGCGTACAAAGAAGTGTGTACTGTGTGTAGTTCGTATATAGGCCTGTTACATACTTCTGTAAATCATCATCCAATCTTACTCTTACTTTACCGCTGCCTCTATCAATCCAGATTTTATTTAACCAGCTAATTGTAGTTTCTGTACCATCTTCAAGAGTAAGAAAGAAAGACTTGTCTACAAGTCCTTTTAATGACTTTTTTACTGTCTGTATGTTTTTTCCGTTATTGGTTTCTATTCCTAGTACTCTACAGTATTCATTTATCGTAAAAGTGTATTCTGTGAATACTTTATCAGTTGGCTTTATTTTGGACAGTATGAAAGAAAAGGCTTTAATTTCTGCAAGCCCTAATTCATATCTTGCCTTTTGGATAATTTCATTACCTTTTACTACTTTATAATCTCTGGCTTCTAAAATCTCTAATCTATCGTCTTTCTCCATAGTTCCGGTATACCTTCAAAATCATTTATTAATGTTTTTCCAGTTAGCATTATATTTCATTGTGACTTAAATATCAATATCGGGTCACAATAGCTAAGTTATACACATTATCCACGTACTAAAAGTCACAATAGCACGTACCAAAAGTCACACTAATACGTACCATTGGTCACACTAATACGTACCAAAAGTCACACTAATACGCTGAAAACCCTCATAAAAAGGGGCTTTTTTTTACTCCTAAATAAGTTAAATAAGTTAAATAATATTCCGTATGCTGCTCACGCATGATTTTTTTATTTTTTATTCCTTCCTGCACATACCATAAAGTTATTTTTAACATGTATCAAATCAAAAGAATATACCAGCTTTTAAAGCTTCTAAAAAGCGTTTCTAGGGGTTCAAAGCACTTAACAAGAGTTCCAATGGATCCAAAAGCAAAAAGCCCTTAAAACGGTTTTTAAGCGTTTTGAGGGCATGTTTTTCTTCTTTTACACTGGAAATTTCAACAAATCATTTAAAAGTTTTATCTAGGCAATCACTTAACTTTTCATCTATCATCTTGCTTATATATTTTTCAAAAGTTTCCTGCTGCTGTTCTGATTTATGCTGCTTATCATAGTTATCTTTCATTTTTTGCCTTTGTACTATGTAAGCATCTAAAGGCTCTTCTACGCTGTAATTAGTCTATTCAAAAGCTCTATTTTCAACTTTGCCCCTTTGTAAATTCATTCTGGCTGAAATGTTCATTTCGTTTAGCTCCTTTTCTATTGTGATAGTTAAATAAAACTTCTTGGAGCTGCGTTAGCAGCGAAAAGATGTTTTATTTAACCTTGTATTATTCAATTTTATATTATTGTATTATTTCTTATAATGTCATCAAATAACTACGTTATACTATCATCAAATAACATTGTTATTTTACCGTCAAATAACGCTTTTCAACATGTTATAGTGCTGTAATATAACGTTGTTATAATGCTATAAAATAACAGGCCGCCGCACATCTATTAAAAATAAAAGGCTTCTTTACTTTTTTCAGCTTCTTCTATTTTCTTTTTTGCTTCTTTTATCTATTTTACTTTCTCTTTTGGTATTTCAATAGTCAATACTTCATCTTTTATTTGTGATTTATCATAGAAAGTATAAATATCTTTTGTTCCTTCTTTTTGTATTAAATATCCTTCTTCTACAAGTTCTCTAAAAGCAGTATTGTATGCTGTATTTCCTACATTTGCCCAACGCATAAAATCACTACTTGATAGATTAAATCTGTATTCATCCTGATTCTTTGCTAAATATATATATAGTTTAAAGCTTGCCTTCTGTGTTAATATTCCAGCTGCTTCATCAAGAGCTTCTAAGTTATTTGCTGTATATTTATGATTCTTATCACATTTCTATTTGTGTACTGTTACAACTCTTTGATTTGGTACTTTTCCTTTTATCACATTATTTATTCCTTTCTATATTATTTTTATGTTTTTCAGCATGTTCAGCAGCAGTTAACCATTCTAAGTTATCTGCTGCATTATTATCTTTATTAAAATCTTTATGGTGTAATTGCATTTCTAGCTTCTAAGGAAGCGGCAGAAAGGCAGCAGCTACAAGTCTATGTATAAGTTTTGTTTGACGCTTACCATTTTCTACTATATCAACTCTTGAATATCCTTGTTGATTATGAAAAGCTTTTAAAATGATTGTTTCATAACCTTGTAAACTTTTTACTCTTCCTTTATTGCTAATGTAATATAGCCCTTCTGTTTCTTCTATTTCTTTCCACAACTAATTTTTTAAGGTTTTTATATTATCTTTACTATATGGTTTATTGTATACAAGTTTATATAATGTCTTTAATGATACTTTCTTTCTGTCATTGTTTACTGTTCTTATCATATACATATGTTTATTACTTGGCTGCATAGTCTTATTAATAAAAGCATTAAATAAACTTCCATCTTCCAGTAAATAGTAATAGTCAGCATATCCGTTATTTAATTGTTTCATAAGTAATAACCTTTCTATTATTTTCTATAAGCTTTCTAAGCTCTTCATAGATATATAAAAATTATTTGCTTATGATTGTTTCCTTTTGTCCTCTTTTTTCAGCTTTTTAGTATTCATCAATTAAATCAGATATTAAATTTTCTAG